CCGTCCCTGATCCCCCCTCCCCAACCCCCGAAAACCGCAAATACTCTTGCAATCCCCGCTAATGACGGGAAATCTTCCGGCATGACATTAGGTTTGCCGTCGATCTTCCGTGGGGGTGATGTGTCGTGAGTCAGGCGCCATTGTGGGACGTGTCGAAGGGGCCGAAGGTCCGGCCGGCGTTCCGTAAATCGGTCAAGGCCGCCCCGCATCTGACCGACGCGCACGCCGGACTGATCGCGGCGGCGGAACGGATCGCGCACGATATCGACGCCGCGCACACCGGCGATCGGAACGTGCCGGCCCTGGCCGCCCGGTTCGCGGATCTACTGGCCGTGTTGGGCCTGACGCCCCGGGCCGTGGCCGCCGGCCCTGATCCTGTCCACGCGGCCCCGGCCGCCCGAACGATTGCCGACGATGCGCGCGACATACGCGAATCCCTCTACGGAACCGGCGCGTAGCCGCGGCCCCGAAGTCCTGGCGATCACGCGCCGGCTAGGGGCGACTCTCCTGCCGTGGCAGCACTACGCCCTAACGTCGGCCCTCGCGGTCGAACCGGATCCGGAAACCGGCGCGGACCGACTCGCCCGCCGGCAAGTGTGCATGATCGTCCCCCGACGGAACGGGAAAACGGACGTCGTCATGTGGCACGCCCTGATCGCGTGCCTGATCCTGTCCGACGACAGGCCCGGCGACCCGGTCGTGTACCTATACACGGCGCATGAGGCCCTGACCGCGGCATCGACGTTTAAGCGCATGGAGTCGTGGCTAATGTCGCACCCGGACACGGCCGCCATGGTCGCCCGGATCTACCGCGGTAAGGGCGCGGAGGAAATCGTGTTTAGGAACGGGGCGCGGTTTCTGGTCCGCACCCGGACCGGGTCCGCCGGCCGCGGCCTAGAGTGCCATTTCCTGACGTTCGATGAGGCCCTAGAACTAGCCGACGACGCACACGCGGCCCTGTTGCCTCTGGTCGGGCGGGCGTTGCGTCAAGGGATCGGGCAAGTGTTCTACACGTCGTCGGCCGGGCACGCCGGTTCGACGGTCCTGGCCGGTTTGCGTGACACGGGCCGGGAAACCGCCGACCCGCATCTGTGCTACATGGAATGGTCCGCCCCGCGCGAAATGGATCCCTACTCCGAAGAAACGTGGCGATTGGCAAATCCGTCCTACGGATCGACATTCCACGGCCCGGAGAACGTCGCCGCGGGCCTCACCCTGCCGCGGGAGGATTTCGGGCGCGAGTATTTGGGATGGTGGTCGGATCAGGCCGCGGCCCCGTTCATCCCCGCCGGTATGTGGGACGCGACCGCCGTGGACGTCGCCCCGGCCCCCGAATCCTCCCGCCCGCGTGTCGCTCTCGGGGTCGAATGGCAGGACTACGGGCGTACCGCGTGCCTAGTCGCGGTCGTGGCGACCGGCCCGGGTACGGCGTGGGTCGAAACCCTGGCCCGGTGGGAGAATCCGGCCGGCCTGAATCCGGAGGCCGTGGCCGCCGATGTGCTCGGGCACGTCAAGGCGACCCGTGCCCGGATCGTGGCCGGCGACGGGTACACGGCCGGTCCGATCCTAGATTTCCTGGCCGGCAAACGCGTCCCCGTGGCGAAGATGACCGCCGCCCACATCGCGGCCGCGTCGCAAACCCTCCTGTTGGCCGTGGCCGCGGGCCGGCTGACTCACCCGGCCGATCCGGTCATGTCCCTTGAGGTAGGCAACGCCGGCGCCCGCCCCTCGGGGGACGGTGGCACCCGGCTATCCCGCGCGACCGCAGCCGGGCCGTCCCTGTCCGCGTTCGCCATAGCCGCGGCCGCCCACCAAATCCTAGGACCGGCCCCGGCCCCGCCCGCGATCATCGCCGCCGGCTAATGGCGGGCGTGTGGCGTTGCCTAGTGTGCGGCCGGTCCGAATGGACGCAAGGCCGCGAGTCCGCCGCGTGGGCCTTACATTGGCTGACCGCGCACAAAGAAACCCCTAAGACGTCTTAACTTCGGCTTAAGGTCCCGATTCTCACAAACGACCCGATTAGCACACCGACGCCCCCCCAAATGCCGACCCGATCGGAGCACGACAGCATGACCCCACGACCCGCGGCCCCGCCGCGTGACTGCGACTACTGCGGCCGGCGTATGGGCGCCCGGCGTACCCACTACATCGCGCCCGATGCCGACCCGCCGGCCGTGGTGTGCGTTCGATGCCTTGACCGCGACGCCCACGCCCACGCCTACCCGGCCTGTCCCGAGGAATGGCACGACATGCACGCCCACGAACTCATTTCCGCGACCCGCGCCGCCGTAAGTACCTACACCGTCGGCGTGGCCGCGGTGCTACGCCGGGGCGCCCAACCGGCCCCGGCCGCGGACGACGTCGCCGGTCCGGCTACAGTCACGCGGCGCCGCGTCGGAACGGCCCGCGTGTGGGTGGTCGAGTGTTCGGCGTGTGGGTGGGTGATTCACGGCGAGGCCTACCCAACCGCGCGGCAGGCCCGCGAGCATGACTGCCCGAAAGCCGGAACACGCACCATGACCGACACGACAGACGCGCGCACGGCCCCGGCTGTTCCGCCGCCCTCCCGGCTCGCGTATTCGGTCACCGAGGCCGCGCGCGCGATCGGCGTTAGCGATCAGACGATCTACCGCGAAGTAGCGGCCGGTCGGCTCGCCGCGAAAAGGATCCGCGGCCGCCTGATCATCCCGGCCCCGGTACTCACTGAATGGCTACAGGCACTCTGACCGGCCCCACGCACACGACGACGCCGCCGCCGGCGGAGCAATTTGGCAACCACACACGCCGGCGGCGGCGATAGGGACAAGCCTACGGGCGACCGCGTCAATGGGCGAAACCCACTACCGCGCACCCATGACACAAACCGCAAGATTTCCCGTCCACGGGTACTAGCTAGGGCCTCGGAGGCCGGAAGATGTTTCGCCCATTGACGCAGTCGCCGGAATACTTACGCCCGTGGGACTTTTCGATCGGACCTCGACCGCCCTCGCGGCGGCCCGTACCTACGCGGTCGCGTCGGAGGATCCGCGGGGCCTGTTCTTCCCGGTGTCCCCGGCCCTGTTCACGACGACCGCCGACGATATCCCCGGCCTGATCGGTGGGGCGTTCGGCGTCGAAACCGCGTCAATGGTGCCGGCGTTCCGCCGCGGCCTGTCCCTGATTACCGGTATCGCCGCCGGCCTGCCGCTAGTGACGTTGGATCCGGACACCGGCCGGCCCCTGTCCCCGATGGGCCTACTCGCGCGGCCGACCATGGAACCGGGCACCCCGAACACGACCCTTATCCGGCGGACCGTGTCTGACATGGTGTGTTATGGGCGGGCGTTTTGGGGGATCGCGGACCGGGACGGGAACCGGTGGCCGACGTCGGTGCGGTATGTGCCCGCGGACCGCGTCACGCCCGGCCCGGATTCGTGGCTGTTCGACGGGGAACCGACCCGGGATCTGATTGATTTCGTGACCGGGGAACCGGGCGCCCTAGACGTCGGTTGGCTTGCGTTGCGGACCGCGATCAGTCTCGAAACGGCCGCGAACACTTACGCCCTGTCGCCTGTGCCGGCCCTGGCGCTCAAGTCCACGGGGATTGACCTTGACGACGACGACGCCCTAGCGCTTGTCAATGCGTGGGAGGCCGCCCGCCGCAAGCGCGCGACCGCGTATCTGAATTCGCAGGTAGCGGTAGAGCAATTCGGGTGGAACGCGGCCGAATTGCAACTAGTGGAGGCTAGGCAACACGCCGCGATCGAAGTCGCCCGCGTGCTGAATCTGGATCCGGTGTGGGTCGGTGCGTCCCCGTCAGGATCGTCCCTGACGTACCAAAACCGGCAGGACATGAATCAGGCCCTTTTGGATGCGACGATCCTTCCCCTGTTGCGGGTGATCGAACAGCGTTTGACCCTGCCCGATGTGTCGGGGGAACGCCGGCAAATCCGGTTCGATACGTCCGCGTTCCTGCGGGCGAATTTCTCCGAACGGGTCGCCGGGATCACGGCCTATGTCGCCGCCGGGATCCTGACCGTCGATGAGGCCCGCGCTATCGAACCAATGGTGCCTCTCGGAAGGATCCCCGAATGAGAATCCAATTCGTCGCCCCTGGCCCCGCCGATACGGCCGTGGTCGCCGCGGACCGTGCCCGCCGCCGGATTACCGGCCGGCTGATCCCGTTCGGGGAAATCGGCACACCGTCGGTCGGGCCGGCCCGGATCCGGTTCGCCGGCGACGGCCAGCACACGACCGCCGCGGATATGTGGCTGAACCTTGAGCACGACCCGTCACGGCCGATCGGTCAGATAGGGGCCGTGACCGTGGACCCGGCGACCGGGATTCACGGGGAATTCACGATCCTTGAGACGGCCGCCGGATCCGACGCCCTGATCGAAGCCGCCGCGGGTGCCCGCGCGGGCCTGTCCGTAGAGGCCGAAATCCTCGACTACACCGAAGATTCGGACGGTGTCGTGACGATCACCCGATCCCACATCACCGAAACCGCCCTAGTCCGTCGCGCGGCATTCGCCGGCGCGGCTGTTACCGACGTCGCGGCCGCCGCCGCCGGCGCAACCGAAAATGAAAGGGAAACCATGACCGACACGAGCACGGCGGCCGCCCCCGACGCGACCCCCGACGCCCCCACGCCCGACCCGGTGACCGTTCAGGCCGCCGCGCCGACGTACACGCCCCCGATCCACGTCGGCGCCGGCCCCCTGCCGACCCCGGGTGAGTTCATCATGGCGACCGCCCGCCGGAATGAGGATCCCGCCGGGTACGCGGCCATGGTCAACCGTGTCCGGGCCGCCGCCCCTCACACGTTCGTCGCGGACGTCCCCGGCCTGATCCCGAAGTCGATCGTTGGCCCGGTCCTGTCGATGCGTGAGAACGTCGCGCCGATCTTCGAGGCCCTCGGGGGCCTGACCGCGCCGGCCGGATCGTCATTCCGGATCCCCCTTGTCACGCCGGCCCTTGAGGCCGCCGCGACCGCGGAGGAAAAGTCCGACGTGACGAAGCAACTCAAGGTGACTGACGTCCCCGTCGCCATGGCCCTTGTCAAGCGCGCCGTGAACCTCAGCGCGGAAACGATCCTCTACTCGCAGCCGTCCGTGATCGACGTCGCCGTGTCGCAGTTGGCAGAGGCCGTGAACGTCGGTGTTGAGGCGAACGTCACGGCGACCCTGGCCGCCGCGACCGGCACGAATACCGCGGTCGCGGTCAAGGCCGACGGGTCCGACGCGTGGGCGAAGTTGGCCGCCGGTGTGGCCGCAATGGTGGCCGCCGCCGGGCACCGGCCGTCGCATTTCCTGGCCGCCGCCGACGTGTGGGCCGCCCTCGCGGGCATGACGAATTCGCAGGGCGCCCCGCTGATCGCGGGCGTGTCGCAGAACCTCGGAGGCGATTGGGGATCCCTGTTCGGTGTGCCCGTGATCGTGTCCCCGGCCCTCGGGGCGGGCAAGGCGTTCCTTGTGTCGTCCTACGGCGTCAAGTCCTGGCAGAACGGGACGATCAACGTCCGCGTTGACGAGCCGACGATCCTCGGCTACGCCCTCGGGGCCGGAAAGTCCGTCGGCCTGTCGATCGCGTCGGGCAAGTTCATCACCCCCGTTTCCGTCACCGCGGGCCCCTGAAGGTAACCCCGGCACAGCCTCCCGCCCCGGCCCCTCCCGTGGGGGCCGGGACGGGGCCGGGGCGCCGACCTAAGGCAAAGGATCGCCCATGACCGCCGTTCCGTCCGGTTTCGTGTTTCCCGACGTCATGCCCGCCGATCTTCGGGCACGGTTGGGCGTGTCCGATATGGCCGTGTCGGATAACACCCTGAACGCGTGCATTGACACCGCGCGGGGGATCCTTGACCCCCGGTGCGACCCGGCCCGGTTCCCGGCCGCGGACGCGAATTACGTCGAAGGTGTGTTGCAACTCGCGGTAAAGGTGTTCGAAACGGGTCCGCGCGGTTTGGGGAACCTGACCCCGGATGCCGGGTGGGAGGCCCTGACCGCGCAAGCGACGTCCGGCCTTTACCGGTCCGTGTTGGGCGTGATCGCGCCGGCGTTGCGCGGCGGGGGAATCGTGATCGCATGACTAATCCCCTGACCGACGCGCGGGCCACGATCGCGGCCGCCCTGGCGGCCATGGCTGACCTTGAGGGCGTCCCGGTTCACGATTCCCCGCCCGGCACGGTCGCCGGCCCCGCCGCGATCGTCCTGTGGCCGGGGGAACCGTGGCTAGTGCCTCGCGGGCACGTCACGATCGACGTCACCGCGTACGCCGGCACGGCGGCCGGCACCGGCGCGGCCCTGGCCCGGCTAGAGGATCTAATCGCCACGATCCGTGTCGCCCTCTACACGGCGGCCCTGTCCGCCGGCGATGTGTCCGCGCCCCGGTATGTGGCAGAGGCCGGGCACGTTCACGCAACGATCCCCGTCCGACTCCGCACGTCCTGTAACTAGCGAAAGGCGCAACCATGACAAACACGTCCGTTCCCCTCGGGCCGGGGACTCTGACCCTCGGAACCGGCACCCCCAAGGATTTCTCCTGCGAAATCCTCGGGGGAAAGGTGACCCACGACTACTCAGAGGTTGGATCCTCGCGCACGATGATGTGCGGCGACGTCCGCCCGGCGTCCGAAGTCCGGTCCGACGGCCTCGCGTTCGACGTCGAAAACGATTTGTCCGCGGCCGGCCTCTACGCCTACCTCATGGCGAACGACCTGACGACCGTGACGTTCGACTACACGCCGAACACCGCGGCCGGGCACAAGTGGGCCGGTTCGATCGTGCTCAAGTTGCCGTCGGAGATCGGCGCGGACGAATTCGGTCAGCCGATCGTGTCGTCAGTCGAATGGGCCGGCGTGGGCGTGTTCACCTACACGCCGAAGGTTGCCGGCCAGACGTCCGCACCCGCGCAGGGGACGACGTGAGGCTAGCCGCAACGTTCACCGTCGAAGGGGCCGAACCGGTCTACTTGACGACACGCCCCGTAGACGTCGTCCGGTGGGAAGCGTCCACCCGGAAAAAGATCACCGACGGCGTCGGATTCGCGGAAATGACCCGGATCCTGTGGGAAGCCGCCCGCCGTAACGGTGTCCTGGCCCCGGAACACGCAACCGACTATGACGCGTGGGTCGCCGCCCTGGCCGATTGTCAGATTGAGGCCGCGACGTCGGCCCCTCCACCGCCCGACGCGGAACAGTCCGCCGGCTAATCCTGTCGATCGCGGCCGCGTCGGGACTAGCAATCAGTGAGTTAGAGGGCCTGTCATGGGATGACCTAGAGGCCCTGGCCGAAGAACTATCCGCATAAGGGGAAAGGGGCGACACCGGTGCAGGTCGAAGGTGTGCGGGAAACCGTGGCCGCGTTGCGTTCCCTTGAGCCGGCCCTAGCGCGGGAGGCGATTCGGGATATCAAGGCCGCCGCGGAACCGGCCCGGACCGGTGTCGTGCAGGACACGCCCGATCGGCCCCTGTCCGGCATGACCGGGCCGCCGGTCAAGGCGTCCACCCGGTACGGCGGCCGCGGCCGCCCGGGGCCGCGTGGCACCGAATACCCGCTAGTCCGGATCCGGTTGGACGGCCCCCGGTGGACCGCGGCCGCGGATATGGCAATGACCGGGCACACGGCGGCCGGCCGGGCGTGGGTCCGTTCCCTGTCCGCCCGGTACGGCGGGCGTTCCCGTTTCGTGTGGCCGGCCGTGGACCGCTACCGCGGTCAGGCCGCCGCCGCGATCGCCGCCGCCGCCGCCGCCGTGGAAACCCGACTGAACCGCGAATTGAGAGGCTGACCCGTGGCTATCGTCGTCCCGATCGTAACCACGTTCGAACCGGCCGGCCTGAACCGATCCATTCGGGAAATCGAAAAGGCGTCCGGCGGGTGGGCAAAGGCCGGGCGGACTATGGAATCCCTGGCCGTGCCCGCGGCCGCGATCGGTGTCGGCCTCGCGGCCGGCGCGAAGTCCGCCGCGGACGCCGCTAGCGCTCTCGGGGAATCGACTAACGCCGTCGGGGCCGTGTTCGGTAAGGCGTCCGACAAAATCACCGCGTTCGGGGCGACGTCGGCTAAGTCCGTCGGCCTGTCGCAGAGGGCGTTTCAGGAACTAGCCACATCGACCGGATCCCTGTTACAGAACTTCGGCTATTCCGCGTCAGAGGCCGGCGCCGCGACGATCGAACTATCAACTAGGGCCGCCGATATGGCGTCCGTGTTTAACACCGACGTTGCGACCGCCATGGAGGCTATCAACGCCGGTTTGCGGGGCGAGTCCGAACCTTTGCGGAAATTCGGCGTCAATCTGAACGACGCAACCCTTAAGGCGAAAGCCCTAGAGAT